CGTTCTGCTTTAGTATCTAAATAGTTATTGTCCATCGCTCTCTAAAACCTTTCTTAGTTTTTTCTCGTACCATTCAGCTTTTGAAATATCCTCTATACCATTTTTATTAGGGTAACGCCATCTGTATTTAAAAGAATTGCCACGCAGATAACCTCTGAACTCTTCTGGAGTTAACATGGATTGCATAGCAACAATACATTCTACTTCCCCAGAATTGTAATGCTTAGGCTTAGCAACAACATCGTAAGTTCCTAAATCTTCTACGAGCTTATCTACTAAATTACTTTTATAACTAGCCTTCCAGGCTGAGTTCCATTGTTCAGGGGTAGCATTATTCAGACTGTTCTTTTTCATTCTAGCTCCTGCGGATATATATCTCGCTCAATTTTAAACTCTGTACTGTTTCTATACTTAGCATCAATCCATTTAGCTGGAATGCTATCTACGCTATACCAAGTAAATCCATTAGCAGATGCCCATTCTCCATGACTTCTTTTTGTACCATCTTTACGCCTCTTAGCTTGTGGCATAGGTGCAGAAGGATCAGCAAAAAGAAAGACAAGCTCAATATTTTCAGGTAACACTTTCTTTACCCAGATATATTTGTTGTATTCTGAATAGTCCCAGAAACGACCCTTAGCTTCTAAGAGAATAGTTTTATTATTTATTTCTTTAACAAAGTCTGGGTGGTATGTATGCTCTACCGTATACTCTACAGGATTAACATGATGCTCCCAGCGTTTTAAAATCCCTGTATGTAATTCATACTCCCAGTTAGAGTCATAACCTTTAATGATCTTCTTTTCTACAGGTCGTTTAACTCTTTTCTTTCTAACACCTGATCTTATTTTCATTGTAAATCCTTTACATTAAGATCCTGGATATCTACGCCTGCTTTATATAGCTTCTTTAGACGTTGCTTAGCCCAGCGTAGCGTGAAGAAAGAAAGCCTCCTAGCTTCTTTAGCTTTGAAATAAGAAAGAGAAGGTAAAAAAGTAGTGTAATTATCTTTTGTTATCTTAGCCGCCTCTTCCTCAGAGACTAAAGAACGTACCCAATCAATAAGCATATCACGCGCTTTATTTTTTAAAGCAATAGATCTTTTAGAATTCATATACTTCCTCCACAAGCGGTTCAACTTTAACAGTTGTAAAATATGTAAGACCTTTAGCATACTTGAATGCTCTTAAGCCTTGATTATCATTAGATTCTTTAAAGCATTCTTTCTTAAATGCACAATAGGCACAGTTCTTAGCAATCCTATAGTTACCTTTCTTACCTTCTGCAATAGGAGGATAACAAAAATCAGGCGGTGTCTCAAGAGTTAAAGCTTTCTTAAGATCTTTAATACGCTGACGTATATTAGGCTTATCAAGATCTTCAGGGCGGTGCAAACAAAGCTCACCTGTCTCTTTATTAATAACAAGAAAGCCTCCATCATCTGTTTTCTCAGCTTCCTCATAGCCTGCGAGCTGTGATAAGTAACCGAAAGGATCATCCTCGCTCAACAAACCCTTTTTGAATTTACCAAAAGCAAAGCCTGATGCTGACTTAATATCTACAACACGCCCATTAATCTTACAGTCCATATGACCTTTGATACCATCAACTTCTATTTCTTTCTGCTCATCACTAACCTCATAGCCTGCTGTCTTAACAAGCAAGATAAGAAGTTCTTCGAGTAGATGACCATAAAGAAATCTAATATATAAAGAAGGATTAAGCCTCCTGCTCTCTTCTTCTTTCTGCTTTTCAAACCAGAGCTGACGAAAAGGCTTGCCTATATTAGACATCCGAAGATGAAAAGAGTTATTTCTTTTATCGGGCCTAGCCCACTGCCTTAAAGAGTTTAGCATAGAAACTCCAAAGTCTTCTAGAGCCTTATCATCTATAGCAATATGCTCGCCATCATTCAATACATCTATCTTGGCATAGATATCAGATACTAAATTATCCAAAGTTAAATTCGAGTTGCTCATGGTGTTCCTCATAGGTATTAAGTATATCAACTATAACAGAGAGATCAGATTTAAACCACTCTGCATTAGCCTCATCTGCAATCTTTTTAATATCACGGTGTATTTTAGTTTCTGTCTCTCTTCTATTACTTGTAAAAATATAATGTTCTAGATTGTAATCTCTTAGTGGACTAGATGTTTGATAGCTACTAACTCTGTCACTAATATCAGCAGCCATACCTACCTTATACCAACTGTCCCAAGCTGGATTAGATAAGATGTAGACATAGCCTTCGGTAGTAGCAGCATATTTAGGAAGAGACTCAAAGGCAGCTTCTTGAAATGATTTGTAGCGCCCAGCTTTATGTAAGGTATGACTCTTAGAAACTTCCTTGCCATTCAAGTACATCCTTTTAGAATCCCGTAGCTTAACCGCAGCCGGGTTATCTTTATAGTAGTAAGGCTTACCTGTCTTAGGGTTAATCTCTTTCACGTTAGTGTGTTTCACTCCAGTTATCTCCTATCTTATATTCACCATCTAAGGCACAGTCTAAGTTTAAGTGTAAGCCTGCTTTGATTATTGCTTGTACACCCATTTGTCCTACTTCATCTGCATACTTTTCTAGTACTTCAATCTGCCACTCATCATGTACATTAGCTACAAAACTATAGGATATGTGTGGCTTAGCTTTTAAATCTTCTGCTAGTATAACCATCGCTTGCTTCATAAGTATAGCACCTGCTCCCTGTAATAAAGTATTGAGTGCTGAGTGTTCACTACGTATAAAGAGCTTACGGCCATCTAATGACTTAAGGCTTTTGCTTTTTGATGCTCTAATAATCTTAGCTTTAAGAACTGCGAATGCTGGGAGATTATCAAAAAATGATTTTCTAAGGTTTCGACCAGCACGTTTATCTCCTCCAACCACGCTTCCAAGTTTTTCATCTCCTGCTCCGTATAAGAGTGCATAGATGAAAGTCTTAGCCTGATTTCTTGATTCAAGTCCTGCAAGTTTTTGATTAGTGGTGTGTATGTCGCCATTAATGATTTCATTAGTATACTCCTCGTCTTTCATATAGTGTGCAAGCATCCTAAGTTCTAAGCCAGAAGCATCAATACCTACTAACTTATAACCATGTGGTACAGTCCAACAAGCTCTACACTCAGGGCCAAACAAAGATCCTGCGCTGGGTACTTGTGCCATGTTGGGATTACGGTGGGTCATACGCCCTGTGATAGTACCATTAGGATTGACAAAGCCATGAACTCTGCCTGTATCAGCATTGAGTTCTTTGAACCATGAGTTTATCTGTGCGATTCTTTTCTGAAGTGTTAAGAACTCTGAGATAAGAGATGCTTGCGGGATACCTTTAACCCTTGCAAGAATCTTTTCATCTATCTTGGGCTGACCTGTAGGTGTAAATTCTTTAGGCTTCCAGCCAAACTTCTGTAAGTAATCACCTATCTGTAAACGTGAGCCAGGATTGAACTCTTTTATATATACTCTCTCAATACAAGGTTTCTTTTCTTCAGAGAGTTGCAAGTACTCAGCAGGTGTTAGTCTTATATTAGCTCCGAAATTATCTACACCCATCTTAAGCATTAGACCGGCTGGGTTATAGCGAGGATAGATAGTTCTTATATCTTTCTTAGACTTAAAGACCTTATGTACTTCAGCTAGTAGCTCATCAGATCTTTGTAGTAAAGAAGATAAAAGAATACTTGCTCTTTGTTCATCGAAAAGAAAGCCATGCTCTCTCTGTTTATTTATAATTTTATATACATCGTGCTCAAGATCAATAGAATGCCTAGAGAATCCTTTGCTCTCATGCTTTAAGGCATTGTAAACAAGGTAGTTTAAGTAAACATCTTGCTCACAGTACTTCAGCATATCTTTACTATAGGTAGCGTAGTCTTCAAACTCAATTTTAGGTGAGCCTAAAGCATAGCCCCATCTTTCTAAACCATGATTACCTTCTCTTACTGGATTAAAAAGTCTTGATAATACTAGAGTATCAATGAGTATCTTCTCAGATAAATCGATACCAGTAAGGTGTGTGATAGTAGGGATATCAAAGCCAATTATGTTGTGACCAATTAACTTGTCAGCCGTCATTAAATACTCGACTCCTTCTCTAATCTTATCAGGCCCGAAAGATACTTGCTCTTTAGACACAGTATCAAAGGTAGACATGCACCAGATCTTAGTTGCTTTTAAAGAATCTGTTTCTATATCAAACACTAATGATTTCAAAATTCCACCTCAGTTTCTCGGAGTTCACTTAGCCTACCAGTTTCTTTATTATAAAGCAAGCTTGTTGCCATACCTACATCCCCTGTGTATCTAGATTTTAATATTCTCACATTAGTTGTGCTAGATTCTATAGGATCATCTGACTGCTGATTTCTTTCAAGAGCTATAACACAATCAGCACCTTGACTAATAGCATGTGAGCCTCGCAATTGGGAGAGGCTAACTAGTGCTCCTTCTTCATGACCCTTATTACCTTCAGGACGTTTGAGATGACTGACAAGAATAAGACCTACACCCGTTTCAGATACAAGCTTAATCAAGCCATTCATCGCAGCTTCAATAGCTGTTCTCTCAGTATCACCACTGCCACTTATCAACATATGTAGGTGATCAAGAATGATCCATTTACATCCACAACCTTTGATCATATAGCGTAGCTTAGACATTACATCATCAACATCACCGCCGCCAAAATGAGAATGAATCCAAACTCGCTCAGCATTATCACCACCGAATATTTTGTTAGCAGCCATCTCATAATTAAAACTTCCAAACTCTTCACGAATGTCATCAATATGTAATCTCCTATCAGTTTCAATGGATAGAATACCATCTGCTGTACGCTCCCAAGTTTCTTCAAGTGCAATGATACCTACACAGTCTGTTGTCTGGGTTAGTAGCCAGTGCTCAAGCTCTCTAGTAATACTAGACTTACCTAAACCTGTACCGCCTGCAAGAACTACAAGCTCTCCTTGTCTTAAGCCTAATAGCTTTTCATTCAGACCTTCCCAAGGATAAGGAATAGATTCTTTCTTCTTACGAACTAGCAGCTCACTAATATTATTAGTAACATTTATGACACCAGCAGGTGTATAAGTACTTGCACTCCACCAAGCTGCGGTAAAAGCTTCATGCTTTTTTTGACGCAACATATCATTAGCATCTTTAAAGCCTTCGCCAAAGTTTAATATCTTTGCCTTACCTGGACTTAGCAACTTAGCAACCTCAATAGCTGCCTCACGTCCTGGCTTATCATTATCAAAGGCAATCACAACAGCCTCAAACTTTTCTAAGTACTCTATGTTTCTTTTAATATCTTTAACAGCGCCAGAAGCACCATTCTTTATAGAGACTACAGGCCACTTAGAACCTAGCAGTTCATATGCAGCCATCGCATCACACTCACCTTCAGTAAGAGTAATGTATTTGCCGTTTTGAAATAGCTGTTGGCCGAATAGCGAAGGACTTTTAGAGTCTCCTTTCCAAGAGAATAACTTTCCTTGCTCCCTAACTTTATAACCTGCTATC